GTAATGTTTTATCGAGATTAGTGGCATCTAATTACGAAGTTAATATAAAACTGAATACCAGAACTGTTAATAAACAGTTAAATAATCTTGAGAAGCGTATATCAAAGTTAAATAAATTAGCTCAAGGTGGTAGAGCAAATAGAACAGTAAATAGGCAAGAAAAAGAAAGACTACTAGAAGCCACAAAAAGAACTCGTCAGGAAGAAAAAACTCTGCGTATAAAACAACAACAATTAAAAGTAGATCAGCAACAATTAAAAGTACAAAAACAATCAGCTAATGTTAGAACCAATCAAGTAAGCGGTAGTGGAATAACGGGTAGAGGTGGATCTAGGGGAGGAGGACAAGGAGGAGTTTTATCTGGAGCATTAATTAGTGGTGCATTTCCTCTTTTATTTGGACAAGGATTATTGGGTGGTGCTGCTGGTTTTGCTGGTGGAGCTATAGGTGGAGCAGTTGGCGGTCAAATGGGAGGATTTGCTGGAGGTCTTATTGCTACAGCAGGACTTACTATGCTTACCAATCTTAAAGATGGCATGGTTGATTTAGGTGATGCTCTTAGTCCTGCCAATGCAAACATAGATCAAAGTATTGAAAAATTAAAGATTATAAATAGTTCTAGAGCAGCAGAAATAAAATTAATAGAACAGTTAGAAGGGAAACAAGCTGCGTTAGCTGAAATAACAAAAGAAACAGCAAAAGTTGTTGGTAATGATGGAGTAAGGGCATTAAGAGAATTTGCTGAAACGATGAAATTAATAACAGGAGGAATGGCTACTCAATTCTTAAAAATTCAAGCAGGACTAGCAAATATTTTAAATAAAGTATTTAGTTTCGCAGGAGGAGATTTAACTAAGGCAAAATCACAGTTGGGAAGTGATAATCCTTTAGTACAATCGTTAGCTCAAAATAGACAAGCAGAAGCAAATTTAGATAGAAATGTAACAGTAGATGGTTTTCAGACTAACTTTCTTTTGACGGAACAAGGTAGAGCCGAAGCAAAAAGATTGGAAATAGACAGGAAAATTTTAGAGAATCAGATAAAAGTCAGAGCAGAGAAAGAAGCTGGCATGAGAATAGATAAAGAAATAGGAGTAGAACATCAGCAATTAAAAGCAGCTACTTTTGCACAGTTTGAAATGGAACAAAGAATATTAGAACTTAGACAAACTGGTTTGAATCCTGCATTAGCTAAACAAGTATCATTATTTGAGTTGTCAGCTAAAAATGTAGAAACAGGGCTTAAAAACGAATTAGAATCAGTTAGTAAAATTCTCGAAGCGGAAAAAGCATCTTCAACAACATATAATGATAAAATAATGCTTTTAGAAATAAGAAAACAAAGTTTAGAAGATCAATTAAAACTAAACGAAAAATTACTTAAAAGTGATAAAGACAGAATTATAGAAGCTGTCAAATTAAGAGAAGCACAAGCAAAAGTAGACTCATTATATGCGAGCATTGCATCAACAGTAGAAACTGGATTAGTAGATGCTATTGAAGGTGCAATAAACGGAACTAAGACTTTAGGTGAAGTAGCCAGCAGCGTGTTTTCACAAATTCAAAGATCACTTATACAATTTGGGGTTAATTCTTTATTAGGAGCTATTGGTATTCCTGGATTTGCAAATGGTGGTAGACCTGCCGTTGGTAAACCTGCAATAGTAGGAGAAAAAGGGCCAGAATTATTTGTACCTGATAGATCAGGAACTATAGTTCCAAATAATCAGTTAGGAGGATCAACAAATGTAGTAGTAAATGTAGATGCAACTGGATCAAATGTAGAAGGTGATGAAGAACAAGGTAGAGAGCTTGGTCGTCTTATTTCGGCTGCGGTACAATCAGAAATAATACAACAACAAAGACCTGGAGGATTACTCGGATAATGTCTGTTTTAACATTTCCAGCTATAAAACCTACATACGGGCAAAGAAAAAGATCAGCACCTAAAATTAGAAAAATTAGTTTTGGTGATGGTTATGAACACAGACTTAATTTTGGATTAACGCAACATTTAAATCCAAAAGTTTATAATTTTACTTTTAATGTATCAGAAACAGAGGCAGACATAATCGAGGCTTTTTTAGATGCCCGTGCAAACGCAGCAGGTAAAATAAATGATAGTGATAGCTTCGATTTTACCCCGCCAGGAGAAGCAGTAGCTCAAAGGTTTGTTTGCGAAGGTTGGAACAAATCGATACCATTTAATAATAGAGCAACGATCCAAGCAACATTTAGAGAGGTATTTGAACCATGAGCACTGCTCCTATAGTTACTGAGTTACAAAAAATAAATCCTTCATCAATTATTGAACTGTTCACTCTTGAAACAGAAGAAGATTTACATGGTTCTAGTCAAATTTATAGATTTCATAATGGTACAAATTTAAATAATAATCAGGATATTATTTGGGCTGGCAATCAATATTTAAAGATGCCTATTCAAGCAGAAGGTTTTGCTTTTCAAAAAGGTCAATTACCAAGACCTAAACTAATTGTTAGTAATGCTTTAGGAACTATTACAGCCATATTACTTAATGTAAACAAAGTAACAGCAGGAAATGATCTAGCAGGAGCTAAAGTAACAAGAATAAGAACTTTGGCACGTTATATTGATGCGGTTAATTTTCCTGCTAATGATGCTGGAGTTCAAACTAATCCATTTGGAACACCAGATCCTACAGCAGAGTTTCCACAAGAAATATACAAAATAGATAGAAAAGCAACAGAAAATAGAGAGATAGTAGAATTTGAGTTAGCAGCAGCAATAGATATGGTGGGAGTAAGAGCACCTCAACGTCAATGTACAAGGAAAGATTTTCCTGCTATTGGTAGCTTTGTAGTATGAGTTGGAAATATAAAGCATTACTTCATGCTCAACGTGAAGATCCAAAAGAATCTTGTGGTTTATTATTAAATGTAAAAGGTAAGGAAAGATATTTTCCTTGTCGTAACTTATCTATGACAGACCATCAATGTTTCATAATCGATCCAGAAGATTATATAAAAGCAGATAATACAGGTGAGATTACGGCTGTTGTTCATAGTCATCCGATTACACCGCCAACACCTAGTCAAGCAGATAAGATCAGTTGTGAACAAAGCAATCTTCCCTGGCATATTGTTAACCCTAAAACAGAACAATGGGCATATTTAGAACCTTGTGGATATAAACCAGCATTATTAGGCAGACCGTGGGTTTGGGGTGTTACGGATTGTTGGAGTTTAGTAAGAGATTGGTACAAGGAAGAAAAGAATATTGTTTTAAAAGATTGGGATAGACCTACAACACCAGAGGAATTTCTTTTGAATCCATTGTTTCAAAGCTGTGCTTGGAGAACTGGTTTTAGGGAGTTAAGAGCAGATGAAAAACTAGAAGATGGTGATGCCATATTAATGTCGATTGGATCGCCAGGTTTAAATCATGTAGCTATTTTCTTAAATGGAGATGTTTTACATCATTTAACCGATAGACTATCTTGTAGAGAGCCTTATTCTCAATGGTTACAAAAATGTACTGGAGGTAGGTATCGTTATGTTGCGTAAATTAAAGTTATATGGTGAGCTTGCAGAATTTGTAGGTCATAAAGAATTTGAAATTGAAGCAAGTAATATTCCAAAAGTTATAAGTTTTTTAGTTAATAACTTTCCTCAAGTAGAACAATACATGAATCCAAAATATTACCAAGTAAAAGTTGGTGATTATGCGATTGATAAAGAAGAATTACATGATCCAATAGGAGCGACAGAAGATGTACATATTGTTCCTGTTATAGCTGGTGCTGGTGGAAGATTCGGAAAAATATTATTTGGTGCAGCTTTAATTGCTGGTGCTTTTGCTTTTGGCGGTTTAACTTTGTCTGGTTTTGGAAAGTCTCTTGCAGCAGCAAGTGGTCTTACTAAAGCTGCATTTGGTATTGGTTCTGCTTTAGTTTTA